GAACCAAAGTTGTTGCTCTGGATATTTCCAAGAGAAGCCTTAAGTCTTTCCATTTCCTGAGAGGTTACAGCCTTGCCAGATTTTTCAAAAGCAACAGTGTTAAAGTTGCTCTGAAATCTTTGAAGCAAAGCGTACGCTTGTTTTTCTTCCTCAGTTTTAGCGGAAGAAATCTTTCTTTTTAATTCTTCAACCTTGCCGTCAATGAGTCCGACATATTTTTGAATTGCACCAGCACCAAACTGCTTTTCAAATTTATCTAGTTGATCAGCAAGCATTGACGCAGAGTTGGAAATAATTTCGTCACCCCTGATTCGTTTCTGATCATTACCTTCAGGAGTTTTCCACTTACCAGTCAGGGCGTTATTCCTGATGTATGAATCAGTCTGTTCGTCTGGTTTTCCAAATGCAGATGTGTACTCAGCGATGGCGAGTTCAGCGTTACGCTCTTGAGTTCTTTCTGTTGGAGATTTTGCGCGTTCTTTTGCTTTTAAAATTGCATCACCAATTCGCTGCTCAAAAGGGAGGGTATTATCCGTCTGAGTATATGCAGCCCTTACGTCTTGGCTGTACTCTTTTAGTTGTCTGACTTCTCGAAGTTTCGGCATGTACTTATCAAAAACACCCTGATCAATAGACCCTTCTGAAGTTACAACCTTAACATTGTACAGCTCTTGAATATCAGCCGCATCGCTGAGTTGTTTGTTTTCTATTGTCTCTAAAGATTTCTGAAGTCGTGCGCGAGGCGCGTAATTATCCAATTGCTGACTAACTTGAAACATTACGTTCTGGTTTGACTTTGACTGTACCGGAAGAAATTTTGGAAATTCAGCTTTTGGATTTCTGAAAAACTCATCACGCATTTGCAGGTTTGTCTGCATGTTTCCATAATCGTTCGTGAGTTTTGACTGCTCGTCCAGGGCTTGATTGTAAGCATTGAGCTGAATCTTGTTTTGAAGCTCAGATTGCTCCTTACGAATCTGTTGGTCGGCCATTTGCATGTTGACCTGATCCATCATCCTACGCTGTGTCTGCGCGCGATCGTACAACGATGCGCCAAGCTGAAATGCTTCAAGAAATTGGTCAGCCATAAGAATTTTAGTTGTAGCCAACACCGTAATTTCCGTAACCCGAAGAACCAAAGTTCATCGGCTGACTATACAGGTTTTGAGACTGAGAAGGGCCGTTCATCATGTTATCTACATTCCCGTAGTTGTACGGAGCAGATTGGCCACCGGGGGCGCCCTGCCCATTTCCTTGTCCAAAGTATTGACTGAACGCAGGACCAGCAACAAGACCACCAATAGTTGAGAGAGATCCACCAAGAGCAGACATCATCGGATTTGGAGCAGCAGACACCTGTGCAGCTTGCAAATCCCGACTGTATTGAGCTTGCTGCTGCTGCTGCAACACCCCGACGCGCTGTGCCGGCGTGATGAACATGCTGCTGGTCGAGAACGGTTGGACCATTCCAAACATACGCTGCTGCTGGATAAAGCTCTGTGCCTGCTGCAATCCTTGGTTCTGGATCTGCATGCCGGTCAGTCCAAGGTCGCGCGCAGTCAACGATCGGCCCATCCCGCTTGCACCACCAAAGCCACCGGACAATGCTCGTCCAGCGGTTGACCGTTGAACCTGTGAAGATATTTCCGGCGAGATTTCGCCTCGCAAAGACGCTCCGATGTTTGATCCTGCCTGTGCAATCAACTGGTCGTAACCAGGGATGGCCCGCCGAAGCTGTTCCTCCAGAACGCTCTGGTCAGCAGTCGTTGTCTTTCTTGCAAGTTCTGACGCAGAAGACAATGAACCAAGGTTTTGCTTGATTGCTTGTTTTTGCTCTGCGGCAAAATCAATGGGCTTGAATGCTGGAATAACGGGCTTTTTGCCAGCCCCAAGCAAACCGCCCAAAATACCGCCAGCGGATCCAATTATGCCCCCAAGAAGTCCCTCTGCCATAAATTAAAATTCCTCCTTTGTGAATTGATTGCAATTATCAATCAAGAATGATTTTTCATGTTCAATGTTCATGGTTTTCATATTCAGAACCATTGGGAAAAACCTCCACCGTTCAAGCCGACCCCGACCATCCTGATGGTGTGTACTGCGTCGCCAAGATATTGCATCGTCTGTTCCTGTACAGCCTGTACCGCTTTCGATTCGTAGGCCACTGCTTCCTGTATCAAGTCGTTCTCCTCTTTGCGGATAGCCATCACCATCAACTTGATGGCGTCAGGAGAAGGAGGGATCAGATAGTCGTTCACGCTCGTAGCGTTGACGTGACGCATCTTCGCCATGACCGTCACCGGCTTGCTGTCGTCGCTGCTGCAACGGTCCGCGAGATAGCTGCGACGATACTGAGGAAGCGTCTCATCGGGGTCGTACACAGCCAGATCAAGCTCCAAAAGAGTTGTAGCATTGTACTCGTACAATCGGCTCGCCGTGTTCGTCGCCTCGCGGATGACCCCTGTAAGGCTGGTGAACTTCTTGGTGGATTGAACGTACGGAAGAGCCAAGGTCAGCTTTTCGCCATCAATCCAAACGCTTCCAGATAGCGTCCTGATCCATTGACCATTCTGGTCCACCCCCTGAAGCGTGATGGTTTTGCCGACATCCGACGCATCGCCTGGATAGACTCGAATATAGCTGTTCAATCCACCGGACATGTCTCGGTAAGAAACAACCGTTCCTCGATCGACAAGCTGTTTGCCGGCGCACGCCGAGTTTTCACCGAGCAATCCATATCCGCTCTCTTGGAACTCGAACCATTGGTTGCGAACAGTACCGACGCCGCAGCAATCTGCCACCGCTTCAATCGTCTCGATCTGTCTAGGCCAAGTTATACACCCACCAACGGTGTTTATCGTGAACCGACCGTACGCTCCCGCCCAAAGACCCTTGTGAAGCAATCGGCGACACGCCTGATTGATGTAGTCATAGACGCGCGGATCATCGACACACACGCCGACAACGCGGGCAATCGTCGATTGGATGTCCTGAACAATCAGTTTCATTTGGTGTAATAGACTCGCGCGGTCCGCTTGATGAAGTAAACACCATAGAACGGAGGAAGGTTGTTGTGAGCGATGTCGCCACCTACGCTAACCGCTTCCGCGTCCAAGCTCGTATCAAGTGTTGCGGCTGGGAACACAGTCGTATTGTTTGTCACAGGGTTGGAATAGGTTCCGCCATCCGCAGAATCCCTTGTTCCATCTTCTCCTCCATGACCAAACACCTGTATCGCTATGTCGTGCGTGTGAACTGCTAATTCTGGAGTGGTCAGCTTGTGTTGGTCTTCTCCGACAACAGCCGTGGCCGTTGCGGTTCCATTCACAGCAACAGCGCCGCTCGCCGCAAAAGCTCCGACACCGACCGGGAATCGTGCCGCGAACGCTGCATCAATCTCCCACATCGGACCTGTGACGCTTGTGACCGTGACTGCACCATCGCCACCGTCGTACAGCCCAAGATCAATCGTCGAACCAACAAACATCCGCCGCTCTTGACCAGCCGCTTCGACCGTGTTCTTTCGGATCCAAAACCCCTGGGTGAAGATCCACCAAAGCCCTTGGTCATCGAGCCAAGGATAAACACGGTTGTTGATCGCAGGAAACGATGCTCCAAAGTTGAAGAACGAGTTCCCGATGGTACTGTTGAAAACCGCCTGCGTCCCACTGATGATGTCGTTGGCCAACGTCTGGTAGTTGGTCGGGCAATAATTTACAGGAAGGCTTGGAGGAACAAGGTTGATCAGTGTTAGATTTGCCATATTATTCCGATGTGTAAGTAAACGGGTTCACGTCGCACGCTTCAAGCGTCTTGCATCCTTGGGAAGTCCTGCACTCTCCGACAGCAGACTCTTGGACATCGTAAGCGTGGACGCGGACGCTCTTGATGCGACAAAATCCGGTGATGGTCAAAGCCATCTGCACTTCGTACAAGTTACGGGTCGGGGTGCTGATGGTTGAATTGCACGATGTATCTTCCGGGGTAGGAAGACGCATCTTCGGCCTGTACTGAGGCTGGAAGTTAGCAATCGGACAAAGGTTGCTGCACTGGTTCGTTGTGGCGCACTCCGACCAGTTTGCCCAATCAAGCCATCCTGGATATTGGTCAGGTCGATACTGCACATTGAACGCAGCGGTTCCATCAAGCGCATCGATGAAGATGTCCCCTGAATCAAGCCGCTTCAGTCCGAACGGGATCTCAAAGTTGTAAGCCCTTGTCTGCACCAACCACTCAATCGAGCTTGGTCCGTTCGCAACGCTGTTGTCCTCCTTCTCCGCCTTGCTGATTTCCCAGAACTGGATTGATTGGTCAGAACCGCGAGCAAGAACGAAGCATCGGTCACCGTAAGCATTCTCTGACTTCAAGACCTGCAACACGTCGAGGCCGGTCCAGATTCCAGCCCAAGCCGGTGGGAACTTTTTCCGCAGCGACGTGATCAGGTCGAAATCAAGGACAAGCAACGCCTTGTGGATGACGCCTTCAGAGTTATATCTCGGCTGTGCAGTCATCAACAGCCGGTTGTCGAACACGACCGCAGAGCTTGCCCAAAGAAGATTGGTCTGATCGTTGTCGGTGATGTTCAGCACCTCGTTGCTGATCGGGGTATTCCCCCAATCGTTGAACGACCTCCTTGCGATGATGAACGAGCGCACTCCATCAACCGCCCGATAGAAAACGTCACCGTTGACAGTGATGGCCGACCTAGAACCAAGAGCACCATTGGTCAACAAGCTGATTGCTTGGATTGGATAGCTCAGGTTCTTCCAGATATCACGATCAACCGGAGCATTGATGCTGAAAACGTATCGAGGAGTGAAGATCAGGAGCGGACCTTGGCCGAGCGACGTGTCCGGGTTTCCCGGAATTCCCATTGCTGTGATACCGCCAGAATCAGAAGGAACAGCAAAGTCTCCACCCTCGTTCAAGAAAGTGTTTTCGGTTTCCTTCAAAACGCTCGCGCGCGTTCCGTCACCATAGACGATATCGGTTGCTCTGAATGAGAACCCATTTTCAAGAGCGTACCAGATTCGACCGTTCACGTAGGCCATCACCCTCCCGCACTTGATCTCATCAATGTTGGCTCTTCGGATTCCTACACCATTAAAAATCAACGGACCACTGACACCATCTTGGATGATGACAAAGTTTTCTGCCTGCACCATCCATCCATCAAGGATGTTGGAAGGGTTATAAAGACTTGAGGATGTGGATATGTTTTGGACGCTGTTCTGGTCGATGTCGTACAGCCAAACTTTGCCACTGATCAACATCAGGATGAACGTCCTTCCGTTGTCCGCGATGTACGGGAGAGCGCATTGAAGGATACCCGTCAATCCGCTTGGATTGTAGCACTCCTCCGAATATCCATCAGCCGTGATGTTGGTGATGTCCGCAGTGATCGTCGCATTGTCTGCGGTGATTGAATCGCAGATGACCATGTCCTTCTGGATGAATCCGGGACGAGGAGACACGAATCCTTGACGTGCCTCCTTTCATCCCTTCTTCTTTCTTCCCCTT